ATTATTATTATTATCTTTAAATCTGTGAACAAAACATAATCCATATTCTCCACTAAAAGAATATATGTCTGTAATAGTTAATTCTAAATTTAATTTTTCTCCGATAGTTCCGATATGAGAATATTTTGCATATTTAGCTTTTTTAGCTTCAAGTTCTAAATTCCATAAATAATCTTTATGGTCAAGAATATGTTGTTCGTGATATTGTGGTATTGTCCATCCTGTTTTCCAAGAATCTCTATACCAAATATTAACAGGAACATCAGAGCCAACATAATTTTTTGCTTTTGCTTTTGCTTCTTTCAAATCAGTTGATAATTTTGAAATATAAGTTTCGCCATCATTTAAAATATAAAACACACCCTCAGCACCTACTGAGATGTGGTAGCCTGAGGGTATGTTGTCTTTATACATTATGCTCTCTCCTTTTCTAATTTATTAACTATTTCATTAAGTTTCTTTTCTAAATTAAATTTTTCATCTATTAATTTAATAGATTCTTGATGTCCTTGTTTTGCTCTTCTAGCTTCTACTTTATTTGGAAAATTATAATGCTTGTTAAAAGTCTTTAAAGTTTTAACAACTATTTTTATTTCCTCATTAGTTAAAGTTTCCATTGTTTCTCCTTTTAGGTTATTTGTTTTTTTCATATTCTGTAAGTATAGTTATATTGAGTTGAATTTCAACCTTTATTTTAACCGCATAAAACCTAGCTTATTTAACATTAGATACAACTAAAACTATAATATTTAGTGTTTTTCGAATCAAAGCAAATCAGTTATAAATGATTCGTTATGATATTTATAAATTTTATGATAGAGAATAATTAATGCGTAAGCAGTCAAAGTATATTTTTTTCATAACAAATACTTTTAGGTTAATAGTGTTGGGTAAAACTCTCTCTCTTTTACCCAGCACACTTAAAGGAGCAAAATATGATTAAAGATGATAGAGGAGATTTAGACCTTACAAAACAAATCCAAATTAAAGATAAAGAAATTACATCATTAAATAATGTTGTTCTTAATTTAAAAAACATTCTTGATGGTAAAGAAGCTGAAATTACAGCTTATCAAAATAAACAAGTTGCTTTATACGATGAAGTTAAAAGACTTAAAGTTGTAGATGAAGAACATCAAAAATTAAATGGTAAATTAAGATTAGAAATTACAAGATTAAAAAAAGATGCAAAAGAAATGTTGCAGTACCCATGATAATATTTGGACATCCAATACATAGAAAAAAACATAAATTTATTTATTTGGGATTAATTATAATTGTAGGATTGTTATTATGGACACTTTAAATTTAAACAGCAAAGAAGCTTATAGAAAATTAGAGGAAGCATCTAACTCTTGGTCTGAGTGGCATAAGAAAGTAATTATTTTAGATGAGGGTCGCAAAAGCACATACAGTAAATTATTTCTTAAATACAAACTTGATACAAAAACTGTTATTGAAGCTGAACACAAAGCTAGAACTGACCCTGAGTATAAAGAAGTTGTTAAACATTATGCAGAAGCAGAAGAACAATTAATCAAAGCTAAGTTTCATTATCAAAATTTAGATCGTTATATTTCTGTAAGGCAAACTGAAATAAAAAGAGACTTGGCTCTTGTTGGAAAACAAGAGGGATAAAATTCTTTAAGCGATAATGCTCCCTTAAAGATAGACCCATCAGGGAGACTTGGTGGGTCGCTAGTGCAGAGGACAAATTAAATTAATTTAAAACAACTATATGTGATGTTCTCTGCATTAGTGCTTAGTAATTTCTAATCCTGTAATATCAGTAGCTTCAGTAATAGGAACAATTTTAAATTCATAATTAACAAGTTTCACATCAGGGTATTGACCCATATCTTTTACTAAAGATGTTAATTTTGTTTTTTGTGGGTAGTTATCTATAAATCTTAAACAAACAAAATGACCATAGGGTTGATAATCAGATTCTAACTGAAACTCTACTTCTATAATTACTGCATCGTTGGTCATTCATCATATTACTTCTTTTTGTTCCTGTTTAATACTTTATCTGTCATCTTAGTAGAAAAGGTTGCAGTAAATACAATAATAACTAAATACCAAACACTATCAGGTAAATCATTTATAATTCTTACCCATTCTTCAAAGTTATTTCTAGTGCTTTCAAACCAGCCTGTACTTAACATTGATATAAGCCAGATCATTAATATTTCGTCTTTCCAGCTTTTATCTTGGCTCTTAATTCTAGTTATATCTACATCTTTTGCGGCTTCTATTTCTGCGGCTCTTATAGTTTTAACTTTTTCTGCTTTGTGTTTAAAATGTTCAGTAGCTTTGTTTAGAACGATTTTTGTCAGAGGATTTTTCAATAAACTAAATATCATAAATAAGTATTACGAGTTAAAATTAATAATGTTGTCCAATATACTACAAGAATTGAATAAATTAAATAAGCTAGTTTCATACATTTCTAATATTCCTTATTTTTTATTTTTCAATAATTCTTTGCCAAGTTCTGCATAATGAATAATTTTATTGTACTTATCTTCTATGCTTTCTCCTTGTTTGTTCCTCACAGCATATTTCACAATATTACCATCTACAAAGTTAAGCTTATTGGCTAAGATAAATTTTAAAGGGCTTATTGGTAGCTTGTAGTGCTTACCACCTATTTGTCTTTCAGTAGCCTTTAAAAGCCCTCTATGAGCCTTTAATGTACCCTTTTTGTTCTGTTTTATACTATTTTTCCTATCCATTTACCTTTATTGTCTAAAATCATTGGATATAGCATAGGTTGTCCATTTATAATTGCTCCTGTACCTATTACAAATCTTAACCTAAAATTTTTTGAATATTCAAAAGCTAGACTCGATTGTTTTGTCAGGCATCCACATTGTAAAGACCACACTAAAGAATCTGGGTTGCTAAAATATTGAATATTAAACTTTGAGTGAAAATGGAACTGACATACATTCTTTCCATATTGCATAGCCAATTTTAAGCCATCTGCTGACATTCCATGAGTAAAAAAACATTCTGTGCCATCGCTTAATTTAAGATT